TTATTCATTGTTCTCTGAACGAACAACGTCCTGAAAACTATTAATCACATATCCAACCGATATGGTGGTTTCATAATCTTCTGGCATTTCGTATGATTCTACTATGCGGGTAAAATCATTATCAACAATGTATCTTACAGTAGTAAGTATAGCATATCCACCACGACTTTTAATCCTAAACTTTTGGTCTATCATATATCCGTCGTAATAGTTTTTTCTTATTAGGTCTTCATAAGCATCACCAATGTCCCCAAATTCCTCACGATACTTTCTTATCAAATCATATACATCGTATCTATCATTACCTTCCAAACAATTAAATGATGTGTGAGTTTCATTGTATTCTTCTATTATCTTTTTCGCAACAGATATTGCATTAAGATTGCAATGTATAGAATTACATTTATGAACTTTTGTACTTACGGGTTTATAGCTTTCATAATCATAGGCGGTTTGTTCCATATATTCATCTATCAAATCTTCGCCTTTTGATTGTTCGGACTTGCACGACACCAAAGCCAATGACGCAATAATCAATAAAAATAATTTCATAATACCTTATTTTATTCGTTAATATATTACCAACCCATTTCATCCATTTGCCTTAGTTGCTCTTCCTGCTCCTTACTCCCTTGGAAGTGAACTTGTTTTCCTCCGTCCTTTGAGTTATATCCGCCACCTTCTAAATATCTTATCCTCGCCTTACGTTCCAACTCGGCAGCTTCTTTCATACCCATATCTCGGAGTTTCTTTTCTCTATTTACGCTATTCCAGTACTCTTTATCATCTTTATCCATTGCTCCACGACCACGGACATTATCCCCATCGCTATTAGAACTATTAGAATGGCTTCCTCCAAATAATGTTTTTTGAAATTCTCTTTTCAATGCAAGAGCCTTACCATTAAGAGCCATTGCATATGGGTTTAGTGTGCATACCACCATATATGATAAACTGCGATTGTCAAGAATACAAGATAATAACAAAGAATCGTTCACGTAATAATGGTCTTCCCTATCTAAAATCGGATGTCCTATCATCTCTTTCATCTCTGATAAAGGGAAATTTTTATATTCAGAATAAAGTGTATCGAAACTTATCCCCAACCCATAATTATCCATAATATTCTTTGCTATATTCTTTTCACCTTTGCTTCTTAAATCACCAAATCCTCTTATTATACAGAGTTTACCTTCATAAAATTCCAAAGATAATTGACTTATACCATTCTTTTCTGCTATGAAAAATCTCCAGTCTTTTATATCTGACTTATAATTATCGTTGTTTATTAGTTCAACAAATTCACTTAAAGTATCAACAACATCATATCCCATAGATTTGCATTGCAGAGCTACTTTATCATAATCATCACCCATAGTGAATCCATACACCCCCTTTATATTTGAGCTTTTGGCTTTCATTTCTTCTAATGAATCAAATCCTTTATGTGAATCACACGCCACAAAATCCAACGCAAATAAAGCTAATAATAAAATCTTTTTCATACGATATATTTTTTAGTTAAACGTCGCAAAATTACCACATAATCCACAATGGAGCAAAAAAAGAGGCATGTTAGAAAGCAAAGTGCCCATTAACGCTAACTCTAAGGACCCGGATTTACGTGTAGTTATGCAATAAAAATGAAGCGGTAGGATGTTCTCTTACCGCTTCATACGTATGATAAATCTGTTATTATTTACTTCCGTGGTCGTATATATCACCGAATTTAGCTTCTATGAATATAGGGTATATCACACAGTCCATTATTAGACATACGAAAGGGCGGTTATCGCCACTATATCTGAGAACAGCAAGTTCTTTAATATCCTCTGTGATTATTGCAGGAAGGGATGTTGGCTTCAACTGCTTAATTGGTATCATTTCAAAACCGTACTGATGCTTTCCGGATACATTGATGTCTTTCCAAGTAAGACTGCACAATTTCTGCATTCTCGTTACAAAATCCTTGAACACGCTATTATCACATCCTTTTAAAGATGTTTTCATATCCAAGTACTTAAAGCAGAAAAGAGGTTCTTTGCTTCTCGCATCAACCTCTTTTTCTTTTAAATTAGGCTTTACATCTTTATGCTTTAACTTAAACTTGCCACTCATTTATGCTTCAATTTGTGTTTTGAAAAACGCTATCATCTTATCACGGCTTATTACAGAGTTTATTTCCGTGGTTTTCCAAGGAGATTCTTCATGTGTCATTTTCATCAAGGCTACAGCAGAAAACCGGTTGTATTCCTCATAAACATTGTTGAAAAGTTCTTCTTCATCATCTGATAAAGATATACCTTCTTTTGAAGTCGATATAGAATTGGATTCAAACGATTTATATTCCTTATATACAGAAGGGACAACCGGTCCATATTGCCAAGCAACAATATCCTCATCAAACAATGGTGTTCCAAAATATGCCAAATGGAAACCTTGTTGGTAATACATCATCTTCTGCAATTTCAGATTTGATATAGTATCACCATGTTCCAAATCTGTTTTGGATATAATTTTATTTGCGATGTCTAATGCTTTGTATGCCATAATACTAATGAGTTATTTGTAAAAAAACAAGGGGTAAGCATACCTATTATTCAAGGATAAGCTGCAAATACAGCTTTAAGGTATGCGTAGCCATGAGCGTAATTATGATGCAAATATAGAGGCTAAAATTTGTATTGCAATGGATTTCTTATTTAATTTATACATGTTTAATAGCATATTATAAAAAACGCTGCGACAATACACAACGCCCCCAAAGAAAGAAATCATCGCTACTTATACCTTCCTATCACTACTTGATTGATGCAATCGGCAGCAAAGCCTACCAAATAAGCTTGTGCCTCATCATTGTAAAAATCACCTTTAACACCAATGTCAGAAAAAATAAAGGAAGATACATGAAGAGCCTCATGCGCTATGTCCTTAATTCCCATTTTTTGTTTTATATATACAACAACACCTAACCAATCACCGTCTTTTATCGAGGCTCTAAACGTAATAGCCTTGCATGATTTTAACATATCCTCAACCTCTTCAGATTCTTCGATATAAAAAGTGCGTTCTATATCTTTAAAAGAGCCTCCCTTTACAACCCATAGCTTACGTGGGTATATGGTAAGCTCAAACTGACGTATCTGAAATTTACTGTTCATAGCTCCACTTTCACCTCAACCACATACTCTTTGCCAACTTCACGACCTAATTCGTTATAAGAAACCCTACGGACAAATCCAACATCAGAAACTTGAACTCCGGTTTCATCCTCAAACCCATTCAGAAGAACAGCTATCTTTTCGCCCAACTCCTGCTTCTTTTGCTTTATCTCTTCAACATTCATGTCAATTGTCAGTTTTCAAATATATATTCTTCAATTCGTCCTTTTTTAAAGATCCGTACTTTATTGCACGGTCTATACGCTTACGGGCATTACCATCCTTAGATTTTGCACTATTTTTAGAATTATCTTTAGATATAATCAGTTTAACCAACTCGTTCAAAGGGATAGGCTCTGCAACAGCTCTATCCCAAATAGAAGTGAAAAAATCTTTTGCAGGTTTTCCCATAAGTAATTTCTTTTCCGTTTCATCACCAACCTTTTCAAAATGAAGGTAAGGTTCCGAAATAATATTGAAATATGGCAGGAGCGACTTTTCATCCGGTTCACTCACCATGCGAGTTTTTAGTAGTTTTAGATAACGTCCTCCATTCCTTGTACGTCCTATGGCAAACACCCCGTCCGCAAAGTTGGAAAGAAGCTTGCTCCCTGCCATATTGGTTTTAGACAAGGGCTTCCATTCCTCAATCTTAGGCGTATGCGCTATTACCATGATACTGATTTTCAGCTCACGCTTCAATCTTGTAAGACCGTCCATAATAGCACCTGCGAACTCCGCTTCTGCTGTCTGCGTAGAAAGATAGGAAAGATTATCAAGTATCATAACCTTTGCACCTGTATCAATCAGCTTGTCTTTTATGCCGTCAATCACGTTCATGTTAAAATCTTCGCTGTCCACTTCTTCCGATATGGTGCATCGGATAAGCGACTTCGGGAAATCCGCATTGCAGTACCTTCTTGCAAGCTGCCTGTCCGATAACTCAAAGTCGAAGTACAAAACGGTTTGAGGACTTACCTCCACCTCCGTACATTCGCTTTCCCCTTTGGCTATCTCGTAGGCTATCTGCGTGGCAAGAATGGATTTACCTATTCCGCTATCGGCAAATAAGAATACAAGCTCGTTCTCCCACCAAAAATCGCCCCAAAGCCTATGAATAGGAGGCTTCTTCTTACCGCCCTCAATGACTGACTGCATATCGGAAGAGCTGAACAATGGTATTTGTTCAACCATATCTCCATCATCGGGAATATCGCTACCTATTTGCTCAAACCGTTCTATGTCGGCTTGTATTTGCTCTTCTTCTATATAATTCATTGTTTTTTAAGCTCCGTTTTAGCGAATACTAAATTTTGTACTTCTTCTTCCCATATATCACCTTCGTTTCCTTCAAAGTCAAGGTAAACGGTATCATTCGGGCTTGCCCCATTGATGCTTGAAAATATTCCGACTATCTGCATGGGGATGGAAAGCCTTTCTCCCTGTGGGGAGCGGAATTTGATATGAACATAGTTGCCTATTTTTAAGTCTGTTGCTTTCATAATCTGATTTTTAAGCAAGGTGCGCCAGTATTAACCAACGCACCCGTTACTTTTTCTACACGTGGATATAGGCATGTTATTTAGCCCATTCGGACTTAGTTATACAATTCATTGACTTAAACCTGCCGGTCACTTTATTGTGACCGTATGAGTACACGTAGCAGATACCTTCTCCGGTGATATTTACAGTAGATCCACCTCCAACATACAGCTTGCACACATTCCCTTTTGAAACATGGAACTCAACCTTTGAAGCAAGCACCGTAGTAAGCGTGCAATCCTGCTCTATTTGCCCGTTAAAGTCCACATACAGGCACGAAGTATATCCATCCTTGCTCCGCTTCCATTTGCCATTAATATAGTCAGAAAACGTTCGTTTCATATACTGAATATCCATACCGAATCCAAAGCTATGAGCATCTGTCAACAGCTCCACACCGTTTGAATCCAAAGCTATATCCATTAACGCTTCCTTACTTGTAGCTACGTCCCATTTATTCTTATATCCAGTGCAAAGACCGAGCATCATGGCATTACGTTTAAAAGAAAGCAAATCATTCATAAAATTGGAAATTTTTTTAGTTCAACTTCTATAAGCTCTTTTATCATCATTACGGCATTGTCCGAATCAGGAATGCTCTTATAAGTCTTTACAGACCGTATAATGTTCCTGCTGCTAATTTTTGAGTGTTTGGCAATATTACCGTATGAGATTCCGAACCTGTTATGCAATACGGCAAAAACTGCACCTCTCGCAATCCTTCCTGTAAGAATAATGTTTGTCCTTCCTTCATAGATAGTTGAAGGATATACAGGGTCCTGATTGCAGAATACTTTATTTACGCAATCACACACGATACGCTCAACTTTTCTTATAACGCCCGATTTTAAAGAATCCTTTTCTTCTGACATACTTTTCTAGTATTTTCTTTTGGTCTTCATTAAGTATTTCTCCGCATATATACATGTTTCCAATAACAGCCTTCTTAAAGTCTGTCACCTTATTACCTATGCTTAGTCCAAGTCCACAATCAATACCTTTATATACAGCAGGAATAAGCACATGAGTATTTATCTTTCCTTTTACGGGTATTGCATTAATTTCAAACTTGACTTGTCCATGTCTTATCCGTATGCCTCCAGTTTCCCAGTCAGGCAAGAATATACCCTTAGTAACCTCCCCGGTTTCCTTGTCCTTGAAAGATACCCACTTCGCACCCGGATGATTACCTATATTGATATAGATACGGTAAGTATTATCAGGATTATACCTGTCTTTCCTCGGTTTCAACACTTCCATCGAATACCTCCTTAGCCTCTTCTGCCATGATAACCTTCTGCTCAAATTCAGCATTCGCCTTCAAATCTTCTTCAGGTGGCGTAGTGTTCATTGCTTTATTCAAATCTTTCATCTGACCTTCCATCCACTTTATATAATTTTCGGCTTCTTTCTGCGCTTCATTAATATCTGTGAACACAGCCATAGGCTTGATAAGGTTCGCTTCGGTAAGCACCTTCATACCGTCCAAGAACTCCTTGTTGGTGGAAGTAGTTTCCCCGAACATTTCATTCTCTTTGTCTTTGATGGATTTCTTGAAGTCCACCATATACTTCAACCACGCATAGAGAGATGTTTCATGTGCCACACCGTCCAATCCCACAGCGTACGGGGTAGTGAAGACCCGGAATCCTGTGTAGTTCTTAAAACAGGCATATCCTTTCGTGATTACAATCTCAAACGAGCCGAAGTTTTCTCTCTCCAACACATCACTTTCTTTGATGATGAATTCAAATCCTTGTTGTTCCTTGTTATTTGCCATACCTTATTCCTCCGTTTTAGTCTTTCTACCTCTCTTCGGTCTGAACGCTGTCTTAGCGTCCTCGACCTCGATAACACACTCTCCTTCGTCCTCAATTGTCGCCACCGCCTCATTCTCCTTCAACACTTCCTCAACAACCGGATTAGCCGCTTCCTCCGCTTCATCAACAACAGACTTCCCGAATCTAGGCTTCTCCTGGTTCATGTTCAGCTTCTGCATATCCATCGCATACTGCAACTGGTACACCTTGAACTTCTCATCGTCCGAATCAATGATGTCGTCCGCTGCATCAGCATAGTGCATGGCGATAGTTCGTCTGTTTGCTTTCATAGCCATTCCCAATGCCTCTTCATCCACGTACATATACGGATGGATGGAGATAAGACCATCAATGGGAGAAAGCCGCCCGAATGTCTTCTTGTACTGGATAAGTCCGTCAGCCCTTTGTTCAACAATGGCATAGGCATTCATAAGGTTTTTCTTCTTGATAAGGGCGATAGCCAATATCCAAGTAAGCCCCAGTTCGGGATTGAACTTCTTGGGCAAATCCTTGCACTTCGCAAAGGATAATGCTTCCGATAAGGTTTCTGTTTCTAAAAACATAGCAATATAGAATTTAATTGTTATTCGTTAGGAAAAGTTTCGTCATATCCGAAGGAATGCCCGTATACGTTCTTGAACGTAAATGTCACTTCCTTGTATTTCTGTCCGTAAAGGGTGTCGCTTTTAGGTTCTGTGGCTCCTGAAAGGTACATAAGGACCTTTCTCTTCCTCGCTGTATCACGGTAGGCAATCTTAGAACCGGTAATGAAAGTCATAAAGTCATGGTAAGACTTATCATCCTTGGTATCATCCTCCAAGAATATCAATGTCAGTTTTATAGTTGTCTGCTTGTGTGCCGGTGTGCTGGAAATATACACCTCCGCCTTGCTTGTCTCGGCAAAATCCTCTGCATACATATTTGTAGGCTCTCCATACGAATTAAGACCTGTACATTCTTTATACCTTAAACCTGGGAAATCTGTTTCCAAGTCTTTCCAACCGGCACCAAGCTCGCCATAATGCATCATATAAAACTTGTATTCATTCATGTTATTCTATTATAATACACGCAAATATAATAATTTAAATTCATATATTAAAGCTTTACTTTAATATTTATCACTGTGATATATTTAAATCCGCTTTAATATTGAGCTTTTAATCTTAAAAGTAAAAGAATACTTGAAATATACCTTGCATTGCATAGTACTACCTCATTGCATATTAGACATACCCTATATAAATAAAGGAAAAATGTCTAATCCAAAACCTATAAAAAAGAAAGTAACATAAAGAAAAAAGTGAGCGACAGCGAACACCGCTCTCCCTTTTATTATGAATATAATGAAAGGGGTTCATACACATACTGCATAGAGAAGCATCAACGTAAAACAATAACTCATATAATATAATAATATTATGTTACAGTTTGTGCATCTTGATTTGGATAAAATATTCAAACAATTAGAAAGAGAGAAAAAATCAGAAAAAAAATAAAAAAATGAGAGAGAGGACGGATGTTTACGGTTGCACTGGTGTACGGGGGGGGGAGGGGCATAGCGCGTTCATGGTTGTACCGCCTGTGTTGTACTACAACGGTTTACAACGCTCGTTTGCTTCGTTGCATATGGCTTTAATATGCGCGATATAGGCAAATAAAGGTAAACGCGCTACATTGTGAAGGTGAAAATATAACGCTTTTATATGGCGCTATATTGGCTTATAAACGTATGTTATGAAACATGTATTTATTTATAATTACTTACAAAATATCATGTGTTTTATTTGATATTTTGATAAAAAAGCGTTATCTTCGCAATGTGAAAGGAAAGGTGATATATTCAAGTTCTATTCTTTCACAGGGGGCAAACGTTAACGCCCGAAGCGTGTTGTTAAATGTTGGAAATAAGAAAAGAGAGCCTTAACACGGCAATGTTAAGACTCTCGTAAGTTGGAATACTTAAAGTAAGTACTCTCCAATCCGGAGGCAAAAATACTTCTTTAACTTCTTACTCGCAAATATTCTCCCATTTAATTTTCTTGGTTTACTGGTATTGCGATAACATTCAGTTCTTGAGTGTATAGGCTGTATCTGATATTAGTAGGCTATTAATCACGCTGTAATGAATTGAAATATTAACATTAAACATTATAGCATTATGAAGACTTTAGAAAGCATTTTTTCAGAGATTAAAGAAAACGGTGTAATCACTAAACAACAATTGCAGTTGTTAAAAAATCGATCTAACAAGCAGCAACAAGACGTTATAGATTATGATTGGTTGGAAAGCATTGGAGATGGCTACGGCATTCCATTAACAGAGGAACAAGGCGTTCAGGGGTTGAACTGGTTAAAGAAGTTCATCAAGAAGAACGGAGAAAGCAACGTATATGGATATAGAGAACTCGAAATAATTGGTAATGCTTCCCCTTCTGATTTCGTTTTCAAGGGGTTTTATGATGCCGGCAACGGTTGGGCTAGAAGCTTCCTACCTATCTACCAGCTTAACGGTATGGAATATATTCCAATGAAAGAGCCTTATATTGTAGGCTGAAATAACGGGGCTTGTTAGCCCCCTGCTACATCAAAATCATTTATCCACATTAATAATAATGTTATGAAGACAACAAGAAAAGAAATATATCGCATCTACGGGAAAGAGAGTGTAATATCATTAGGTTACTGTAAAATACAAAGTATAGTAAACTATCTTACAAAGATAGGGCATACCGAACGTTTAGAAGGTTGGGCGGCTGATATATACGAATTACCAGAGCCATATAATGATATAGTTGTCTGCACTGGTTACGCTCCATTCGGAACGAGCAGCGAAAAAACGCGTAAAGTGTGCGAACGATGGGAAAAACTATATTATAACTACGATTATACGCAACGCAAAAGAATGGTTAAACGATTTGCGCGTGAATTACACAAAGCAATTAACGACAAATAAAGCAGCGTGTAATATGTTCGGCGTTATGTTGCTATTATTCGGTACTGTGATATTCATTTCCGGCACCGATCCAAAAAAAATAAAAGACTTTATAAACAAAAGTGATGAATCAGATAAATTTTAAAGGATATGAAAGAATATAAGTTAACAGTAGAGTTCCATAACGGGGCGCGCTATTGCTATTACGGCAAGACGAAGAAAGAAGCGTTAGCAGCGTTTAAAAAATTGTTTGGCAACTTTAAAGGTTTTATAAAAAAAGAGTGGACGATAGAACAATATTAACCAATGTGGGGAGGCGGAGCGACACCGCCACCGGGAACTATTTATTAACTTAAACAATAAAGAATATGAATTCATTAAAGAAAATTTCATTTGATTATTTCAACGGACAAATAATAACATCCGAAGAAGTTAACAATTACGTACAGAAACTATGGCTTGATGGCAACGAGTTTAGCCAAATAGTGAAAAAAATAGTCAATACTGAATTAATGATTAAGGCAGTAAAACAGTGCAAAGAATTTATTATAGCTTGCATTGATATAGATATAGACAGCAAAGAAAATACAATGCAAATAATATACGGTTTTATCGATTATTTACAATGCATATATGACAGATTAGAAAAACTATGTAAGCAATCAGGGCAAACGGCCGTACTTGAATGTGAAATTTGAATAGAAATATATTGCCACAATTAGCATAGATACATTGTTGGGGTTTTTGCCAACATATCATCTTATGACACCCCGGCAGTAATACGGCTGCCGGGATTGTGGAAAAAGGATATTAAAAACGAATCAATAACAATTATAAAGATATGAACAGATTAAAAAACGCCATTGAGTCAGGGAAATTCGCATGGGAAAAGTATCTGAACGGCAAGACATGGAACGGCATAATGCTGCGTACACAACCATTATTTTGCTGTTACGGGCAAATAGGTTATCAAGTGTTTGTGTACGACCGTGAACGCCATGCAGCCACATTCACATACGATTGGGAGAGACAGCAAATCATATTTTCTAATAACTAAAACAAGGAGGAATGGAGTATGTTTTTTATATGCGTTATCGTGTGGCTCGTAGTGGTTTGCATGAAGGAAATGACAGGAAATAACGGTTTTTAAACCGAATTATCCGCCAAAGGTTGAAAGCCTTGCAAGTGGTGCAAGTTCCACGGGCGGAACTATTTACTAACTTAAAACAAAAAGATTATGGAAAAGAATTATTTCATTCAGATTAACGAGAAAGGACGAACTATAATGCTTCAACCATGCAACGCATTCGAAGCTATAAGGTTGCTAAACTTCTACAGCGATGGGATAAACCTGCTTAAAGAAACACAAGAAGTTACAAGCGTAGAACTGTATAAGATTGGCGAACCATTGCCGAAACGAATTTTAATCTAAGGAGGGCTAATTTATGGGAAAGATATATGCTTATCACCGCTTTTCAACGGACGAACAAGACGCGCAAAGCCAGAGAAATATAATAGCAAAGTATGCCGAATCAAAAGGGCTGCAAATTGATGAGATTATTTCCGATGAAGGGATAAGCGGAAGCGTTTCATACAAAAAAAGAAACCTATCCGAATTGTTGTCAAAGACGAATAAAGGAGATACTATTATTGTGTCGGAAGTTTCACGCCTTACAAGAGGTGGAATTATCGAACTTAGCGATATGATAGCCGAATTTTTCGCCCCAAAGGGTTTGCGGTTAATTATATCAAATGTAAATCTTGATATTGATTGCTCGGACATGAATCCGCTTATAGAACTGCAATTATCCATGATGGCAACTTTTGCCAAGATAGAACGGCTTAATATAAAGAACCGTACTAAAGCTGCATTAGAAGCAAGAAAGAAAAAGATAGAACAAGAAGGCGGCTTTTACTCTAAATCGGGCAACTGGTGTACCTCTTTGGGGGGCACAACAACCGGACAGGCGAAAGGCGGTAAGGTAAATGGCGAAAAAAGAAGAAAGGAAGCGATGAACGATGAAAAGAACAATATGATAGCCGCCATGTTGGAGGGGTGCAATACTCCGCAAGATATTGACAAGGTAGTTGAACGATTGAACGCAAGAGGCATTCGCACACATAGTGGCTTAGAATTTACCCGAAATCGCTTAACCGCGCTCAGAACGAAAATAAACAGGCGTGCGGAATATGCACAAAGCGTATTATCTGAATGA